GATTACTTTACGCTACAATTACTGCATTCTTAGGATTCAAACCAAATAGTGGTGAATATAAAGTAATGGGATTGGCAGCATATGGTAGTGATAAGGATGTGTATAGAGAACAATTTGAAAAATTAGCAAAACTAAATGGTAATAATTTAGAATTAGATTTAAAATATTTTGCATTTCATTATTCTGAAAAGAAAATGTTTACTTTTAAAATGAGTGAACTATTTGGTATTACTCCTCGTATTCCAGAAAGTGAATTAGAACAAATACATAAAGATATTGCATTTTCATTACAGGCACATTACGAAAGATTATTTTTCAAAATGTTAAACAACTTCCATACACACTATCCTATGGATAATTTATGTTTAAGTGGTGGATGTGCTTATAATGGATTGGCCAATGGTAAGATAACATTAAACACTCCATATAAGAATGTTTATGTACCACCGGCTCCATCAGATGCAGGTAGTGCTATTGGTGCTGCTTTATTGGTGTGGATGAAACAACCCCTAAACAAAAGAGTAGAAAATACAAACCCATATTTAGGACCATCATACACTCATGCGGATTATTTAAATGTTATTAGACAGTATGTTCCTATGGATAAGGTGAAACATATGACTACACCAATTGTATTGACTAAAGAGGTTGCTAAGTTGATTAATGGGGGTGCAATTATAGGTTGGTTTAAAGGTAGTAGTGAATTTGGACAAAGAGCATTAGGACATCGTTCTATACTAGCTAATCCAACAATTCCAGATATTAAACCTAAAGTAAATAGAGTTATCAAAAAGAGGGAAGGATTTAGACCGTTTGCACCAATGGTAATTGCAGATGAGGCTAATAACTACTTTGAAATGTTAGGACAAGAAGTTCCTTATATGAACCAGGTATTTAAAGTTAAAGATGGTTTTATTGCAGGTTTACCATCTATTACTCACGCCGATGGAACAGCAAGAGTACAAACCGTTACAAGAGAATTTAATACAGACATATATTTTTTACTTAAGGAATTTAAAAAATTAAGTGGATATCCTATCTTACTTAATACCTCATTTAATTTAAGAGGTCAAACAATGGTATTAGACCCCGAAACTGCTATTAAAACATTTTACGATTGTGAAATGGATTACTTAGTATTGGGCAGTTATATCATTAGTAAGTAAGTTTTTAATTACACAATATTTATAAAAAAGATTTATGGCAAATGTAGACATGAATTTTCCTTTATTTAAGGGAAAAACATTTAGTGATTTGTTGGGAGATATTTACGAAAACCAACAAAGTAAAAAGAAAAACATTTCAGGTCTTATTGAAGAAATGAGAAAATTGGTAACTAAACCATCCGATGTAATCACAATCGGCCCTATCATTACACAATTGATAGAAGCAAGTATTAGTAACGATGACCATTTGATTAAGATTGCAAATATAGCACAAAAATTAGTATTAGCAAATACAAAGAAAGCCGGTGATGAAGGTTGGTTAAGTGAAGATGATAAAAAGGCATTATTGGAGGAAATGGATGTAGTTGCAAAAGAAATCACACAAAGTACAGATGATAAGATTGAAGATTTAGAATTTGAAATTGAATCATTAAAAGAAACATTGGGTAAATAAAATGGCACAAAATTTCTTTTCATCCAAACAAGCCACAACACAGATAGCAACATCTGGTGCAGGGATTTCTTTTGATTTAGCATTAGTTAATAATGTTATTTTGGATATGGCTGATATTAAAGATTCATTAGATATACATCACACTTTATATCCTGAATTAAATAAAGATACGGATTATGTTGAAAAGAATACATTAAAATATGGTTCAATTCGTTATAGATTACTAGGAATTGGTAGTGAAGTAAATGATGCAGATTTACCGATAGCATACCCATTATCACGTGAAGATTTTGCATTACCTGTTACTGATGAAATTGTAAAAATATATACAATTTTAGGTTTAGATTATTATGAAAGAATTAATATAGAAAACTCACCTAATTTTAATACCGACCTTAGAGTTTTTATAGCAGCAAGTAAAACAACACCGGAAAATTCTCAAAAGGGAAGTAAATTAGAGAATTATCAAGAATCACAATCATCCGGTATAACATCACAAACTGATAGTACAGCTGGTACGGTTGAGAGTATTAGAAGTGGATTTAATGGTAAATATTTTAAAAGAAATATGAAAATACATCAATTATCACTAAACGAAGGTGATAAATTGATTCAAGGTAGATTTGGTAATAGTATTAGATTTAGTGGATATATTCATTCAGATAAAACAAACGGAACTGCTTATCCAGCTATTTTAATTAGAAATGGTGAAAGTTCAGAAAACCAAAAGAAAAAAGTATACGATATTGTAAGTGAGGATATTAATGGTGATGGAACTTCAATTCAAATTACATCAGGACCCTATAAAACATTATACACATCTACAATAAATGTTAAAAAAGAAGCAAATGATAACTATCCAAGTTCAGATAACTTAATTGGTGATCAGTTGGTGGCAAATAGTGGTAGGGTAATCTTATCTTCAAAAACAGCTGAAACTTTTTTGTTTAGTAAGAAAAGATTTAGTATATTTACGGATGATAATGTTACAATCGATAGTGAAACTGGATTTAAACTAATTTCACAAAGAGGTGATATATCATTAAGAGCAAAAGGAAATAAAAATATTATATTAGAAGTAAATAGTGGTGCTAAAGTGTATCATGGTTCTCCAAATGCAAAAGAGCAAGCTATTTTAGGTAATAAATTAGTAGATTTAATAAGTCAATTAATAGATGTTATGACAAACGTTCAATATCAAACATATATAGGTCCTACTATTGCAAGTAGTATTTTACCTCAATATAGAACACAATTAACTACTATTAAAACACAATTAAAATCAACTCTTTCTAAAAATAATTACTTAATCTAATGTCTTGGAAACAATTTGAAAAAGAGGTTGCAGAGCAGATGGAAATTGGATTTAAAAGTCCTGATGATTTTGCTAGATTTTTTACAGATAAATACGATGAATGTGTAAAACGAGGTGTAGATTTTATTACATTAAATCCGGTTAGTAAAGGCAATAAAGAGTTGATGTATTCTATGATACAAATTGCAAACTTAACATCAGCAGCTGCTTTAACTCCTTCACTATATGATTTGTATTTTAATATGTTAGGTGATGCGGTTGTGGGATATTGGAGTGGGGCAACATCACAAAAAATATTCATTCCACTAATACCAGCAACCGGTACGTTTGTTAATATAGGTGTTAAAGACAATATTGTAACATTTCCTGGTACATGGCCTAAGGCAAAGGTAAGACCGATGAAAAATGTTAGAGTATTTTTAAAAACATTTACATCATTTGCAAGAATGCATTTGATAACAATTAAAGGGTTATGTACAACCGTTTCATTATATCCACCTCTACCTGGTATTGTGGGTGATGGGGTTATACAATGGACTGGGTATAAAGTAGTAGAGCCTAAAAAGCGATATATTGCAGATGTATCGGATGTATATGAAATTCCTAATGAAACAAGTACTATTTTACATACCTTTGAAAAAGGATTGGAAGTAGATACACAAAAAATAAATGATATTTGGGTATATGCAAAAGATATCAATAATAGAGGTGGGTTTGTTAAAAAAGAATTTATAACTAATAAAACCCCAAATTAGTAAAAAAACAATAATTATATATAGTAAATTACAATTTATGGATCAGAAAGATTTAATTAAGGCGTTAGTAAAAGTTCTAAGAGAAGATATTAAAAAAACTCTAAAGGAAGAAATACGAATAGCGGTTAAAGAGGTGTTAAATGAAACAATTAATGAAACACCAAAACAAAAGGTAAATGAAAATTACCAAATGAAATCAAGAGATGATGGTAGCTATGGTACAATCCAATACGGACAAAGACCTATGATATCTCCATCTGATTTAGGATATGGTGATAATTTTAGAGAATACTCACAGCCTGAAACGGTGGTAGGTGGAACTCAATCGGAGTATGGTTCTTATTTACAAGGACAAGAACAAAGTGGTATTCCATTAGAACATAAATTAGCAATGGCAGCTCAAAGAAATCCAGATGCTACTGCACCTGTATTAAAGGCTTTAAATAGAGATTATTCACAATTAGTTAAAAAATTCAATAAGGGGTAGATATAAGTGGCAATAGAAGTACAAAAATCGTTTGTAATTGATTCTCAGGACAGAAGTGTTGGGATATCATTACCATTGGGTAGTTCAAACAATGGATACTTTGCCGTTAATTATACTACAAAAGACCAGGTTAAAACAAATTTAAGAAACTTAATTTTAACTGAACCTGGTGAAAGGATTGGTAACCCATTATTTGGTACACCACTAAGAAGATTTATTTTTGAACCATATATGGAAGGTGAATTTGAAGAAGGTATTGAAACTGCTATAACAACAGCAATCAATACATATATGCCTTTCATTGGTATTGATTCTATTATATTCGATAAGAGTAATGAAAATAAAGATAAACATTTGGTAAATTTAGAATTAAAATATTCAATAAACTTTTCAGCAATTCCAATTGTTGATACATTAACGGTTAACATATAATATGGCACTGAATCCTAAAGATAAGTCGTGGATATCTAATAAGAAAGATATAAAATATTTAAACAGAGATTTTAGTTCTTTGAGACAATCTCTAATTGAGTTTACTAAAACATATTTTGCTAATACAAATAGTGATTTTAGTGATGCATCTCCTGGTATGATGTTTATAGAACAGGCCGCATATGTGGGTGATGTTTTATCATATTATACCGATGCTCAATTAAAAGAATCATTTATAAATGTAGCATCTGATGTTGGAAATGTGTTTAGGCACGCTCAGAATTTTGGATATGTTCCTAAAATAAGTAGACCAGCAACTACTACATTGACAGTATATCAAGTAGTTCCATCGGTAAACCCATCTAATCCTGAACCTGATAGTAGATATTATCTTAAGATTAAAGAAGGTATGGAAGTGGTTTCATCTACTAATAATAATATAACATTTAGAACTACGGATATAGTTGATTTTGCAGATCCTAATGGTAGAACAATTTCGGTTTTAACAAGAACTGGTACTCAAATAAATCAATTTTTGATTACAAAGGAAGTTCCTGCAATTAGTGCTACGGTGGAAACCTTAAATTTAACAAATTTTAATAATCCATTTAGACCTAATCCAACGTTTACTATTACTGATAATAGATTTATTAAAATTTTATCAATCAAAGATGTAAACGATCAAACATACTATTACGAAGTTCCATATTTGGCACAAGAAATGATATATGTTAAAGAACAAAACGCATCAATTAATAATTCTGTATTATCAGCTAATTCAAATACTACACCTTATATTTTAAAGCAAATCAAAACAAACAAAAGATTTACTACTAGAGTTGTTGGTGAAGAATTAGTACAAGTTAGATTTGGGGCAGCAAGTGAGTTTACGGCAGATGAAATGATTATACCTAATACTAAAAATGTAGGGTTGGGATTAAATAATTCAATTAGTAGATTAGAACAATCCTTTGATCCTTCTAATTTCTTAAAAACATCTACATATGGAATTGCTCCACAAAATGCAGAGTTGGAAATAAAATATTTATCAGGTGGTGGTATTGAATCAAATGTTAAAACAAATGATTTAAGAAGTATTACTAAAGTAGAATTTTTTGAAGACCTATTAAGTTTTGATAATATTAATTCGGTATCATACAACGCAGCAAAAGCATCAATTGCAGTAGATAATTTGATTCCTGCAACGGGTGGTAGAGGATTAGAAACATTAGAAGAAATTAGAGAAAACGCGATTGCAAACTACGCATCTCAAAATAGAGCAGTTACTAAACAAGATTATGAAGTAAGAGCATTATCATTAGAACCATCATTCGGTAGTATTGCAAAAGTATATGTTGAACAAGATTCAGCAGCTGATATAAATCCTACTCAAAATGTATTAAGAGATCCTAAGAGTAGAGATGAGTTTTTAAATATGACAAAATCCTTGATAGGAAAATCAGATGCTGAATTAGAAACGGCTGTTAATAATTTTTTAGAAAGTAAGCAAACTATAAATTCAGAAAATAATCCATTTGCAATTAATATGTATGTTTTATCATATAATTCGGATGGTAAATTGGTGGTAGCAAATAACGCAACTAAACAAAATTTAAAAAGTTATTTAAATGATTTTAGATTGATTACCGATGCAGTAAATATCATCGATGGTTTTGTTATAAATGTAGGTGTAAATTTTGAAATAACAACATATACCAACTATAACAAACAAGAAGTAGTATTAAATTGTATACAATCTATTACTGATTATTTTAATATAAACAATAGAAAGATAGGACAACCAATTAACTTAAGTGAATTAGAATTAGAAATAGCAAATGTAGATGGGGTATCATCCGTTCCTAAAATAGAATTATATAATATTTGTGGTGATGGTACGGATAATAGTTATTCATTGTATTCATATGATATAAAAGAAGCAACTAAAAATAAAATAGTATATCCATCATTAGACCCTTCTATTTTTGAACTTAAGTTTCCAAATAAAGATATTAAAGGGAGAGCATTATAATGATACTATTTCATACAGCATCTAGTGATGCAAGTATTTACTTACAACAACCTTACCAAAATACAGGTATAGATGAGGTTTTAGAAATATCTAAACAATACTATGGTGATACTCCGGATATCAGTAGAGTATTAATTAAGTTTAATGCAGCATCAGTTGTATCTAATATTACTAATAATAACTTCACAGCATCATTGCAGTTGAAAATAACGGAGGCTAATGAAATAGCAAGTACATTTACAATTGAATTATTTGAGGTGAGTGGTAGTTGGGAAAATGGTACTGGCACTCGTTTTGATAATTTAACTACAAATGGTGCAAGTTGGTATTATAGAAATGAAAATAACTCAAATTGGTATAAAGAAATGGATGGTATTACCGCATCGTATGGTGTAGGTGTTACTGGTAGTTGGGATGGTTTAGGTGGTTCATGGTTTACTCAATCAATTGCAACTCAAACTTTTTCTTATACATTAGATGATATTAATTTAGATGTAACAAATGCAGTTAGAAATTGGAGAAGTGGTTCTACACATAATGGATTTATTATTAAATTAACATCCGCAGCAGAAGATATAACGAATAACTCTGATTATGGTAGTATTAAGATGTTTTCAAAAGAAACAAATACAATATACCAACCTAAATTAGTATTGGCTTATGCAGATAGTGGAAGTGTTACTGGTAGTTTAGCAGAGGTTAGTGATGTTATAAATTTAGCTAATTATGAATTTTTATATAGAGTGTATCCATCAAATCTTAAAAAAGAATATACCAAAGGTCAGAAAGTAACTATTAAGGTTGATGCAAGAGAATTATATCCGGTTAAACAATTTAATTCAGTATTTGCACATCAAGTAAAATACTACTTACCAACTACTACATATTATTCAATCATAGATACAATAACAAAAGAACCAATTATAGATTATTCCGAAAATACAAAAGTAGTAAGGGATAATTATAACAATTTAATAAAACTTAATTTTTCAAATTGGGCAGTTGGTAGAACATATACTTTATTATTAAAAGTAGTAGGTACGGATAATGAAGAAATTTTTGAAATTGGTACTTTTGATATTTATGAATAATAATGGCAATAGAAAAAAAATATATTAATTTTAGTGAAGTTGATAATAATGCTAATGTAACTACAAAACTATATTCCGATGTTTTTAATAAAGCGGAATTAGAAAAATCTGTAAATACATTAGTTACCGAATTAATCACACCTTTACCGGATAGAAATTTAGATTTAATTCCAAAACCTATCTATGATGCTGAAGTAACTAGAAGTTTAGAATTAGAGAAAGAAATAATAGATTTACAGAATGAAGTAGATGATTTAACATCACAAGTTCAATCATTAACCGCAGATAGTGCTTCTTTGTATATTTCTAATGATAACTTATTGATAACTAATGCAAAATTAGAAAACTCATTAACATCAGTACAACAATCTCAATTAGAACTAAGACAAAATCTTACAACATCATTAACTAAAGCAATTAACGAAGCAACCGAAAGAACCGCATTAGAAGCAGAAAATAATGGTTTGACTGCACAAAAGAATGCATTAGCTAAACAAATAGACACTTTAAATGGATTATTAGCAGCAGCTAATGCAAGTTTACAAGTAGCACAACAACAATTAAGTGCAAAAACACAAGCAATGGCAGCTGGTGGAGTTTCTACTGGACAATTAGCAACAATTTTATGGGAAAAAGGAGATCCTTCTAAAAATGGTGCTGTTGAAGGATTAGTGTATGATTGGGATTTAAATGCCGGTGGACAAAAAGTGTGGAGACCAGCTGGTAATTCAAAAGCATGGAGTAGTAAATATGTAGATGTAATTGTTGGACCAAAAGATGTAGATGTAGAATTAAAACAAACATTTTTTTTGGTACCAAATAAGTTTTCATTAAAAGCAAATAGTACTCAAAGATTTACATTTGATAAACCAAACATATATGCAGTACCCTCTCCAGCAAATAAAAAATTAAAAAATGCAGCATTAGCGGCTTCGGCAATAGCAGCTGCTACTACTGCATATGTTGTAGCGGGTGGATTTGCCGTAGCGGGTGCAGTTGCTGCTGTCACTGGTGTTGCAGTAGCTACTGGGTTTAGTGCAGCAGCATATACAACCGTAGCTGCATTAGGTGGTCCTGTTGGTGCAGCAATTGCAGCGGTTGCAATTATTGGTTCGTTAATATATGCTGGAACAAGACCAAAATATAAAGATTATACAGAAACAATAACATTTGTAATAAAAGATAAAGATGCTAACGGTAAAACTGAAGATAAAACATTTACAGGAAAAGTACATTCATACGATAAATAAACTATGGCAATAAACGATTTTAAAAATATTGAAAATATAAATCTTAATTTAGATTCAACAGCACAATTAGTTGAGTCTAAAGATTTGGCTATATTCAAAACATCAGCAAAAAACAATACCGATTTTGGAATGTCTAGTAATGATGTTATTGAATTTAGAATATATGATATTTCAAATAACTTATTAGAACAAACAGGTGGTAATAGTGTTAGATATATTCATAAAAATGATATGAGTAAATATCTAAAAAGTGAAATAGATTCTAAAACACAAGAAAAAATATACGATATTGATGTTGAAAAATTAGTAAGAGAAAGTGGACATGAAAATGGTGAATATAAAGTAGCATTTAATTTTTTAAAGAATCATTTAGGAACAGAAAATTCTAAACAAAGAGTTTGGATACATGAAGTATCACCGAGTAGAACTGAAATTAGGGTAATGCCATTATTAACAAATGATGCAACACAAAACCAAAAAATTACATATCGATACAATACTTTTTTAAACAAAGGAAAGGAACTTAAAAATATAATAGGTCTTATTAAGAATACAATTGATTCATTAGAATTATCAATAAGCACTATAATAGATAATTATTTTATTTCTAAACATGGACAAATTTGGTTAAATGTAGTTAAGAGAGATTTTCAATTTGGTAATGATAACAAATATACAAATTTTAAACAAAAAATATTTAAGGATTTTAAAAATAGTGTAAATTATCAATTAGAAGGTAAAGATTTTGATATTACATCACCTACATATGGCAAAGCACCTATTCAAAAATTAGATATTGATGAATATTTTGACAAACCACAAATAGATACTATCCTATTAAATAGATTAAGTGAGGCAATTGAATTTAGTTCTAAATTTATTTCACAAATTAAAATACCACAAAGTGTTACAAACGAATCAAATAAAAAAGAAGGTTCATTGGTATTACAATCATTATTGGAAACTAATTATAAAGCTAAGAGTAATCTTACACAAACAAATAAGATAACAATCAATAAACCAAAACCGTCAGTTGCAACTCCGGCACCAATAGTAACACCTCCAATTAGTGCACCTAATCCGGTTGTTCCTTTACCAGAACCTACTCCATCACGTGGAGGAGGAAGTGGGGGTGGTAGATCGATTGGTAATCCTGAAGATGGTGGGTTTGGTGGACCGGGTATGAGAGATCCTGAAATGGGTAGAGAACAAATAGAATATAGATAATATAAACAAATATAATTATATAATAGATGATAGCAGTAGAAGAAATATTAAGCGATAGTGGTTTAGGTGGCATTGGAACTAGCGCCGGTGGTGGAACTGGCGGTGGAACTGGTACTCCTCCACCTTCATCTGGTGAAAATTTAAAAGTTATATTTAGAAACAAATCTAAATTTAAAGATAAATTAACATTTCCATTTGCAGGCCAAACTTATTATGAAAATTCAGTAGTTTCATTAAATTCTAATAATTTAAATGATAGTGTAACAATATTGCCAAATATCGAAACTAATTTTAAATTAAAAAATTATATTGTTTTAACAAAGTCAACCACCATTAAAGAAGTAGAAGTATATGATGATGTTGTTAATGATAGAGGTTCTGGAACTCCAAAAAATTATATTGAAAAAGTAAGAGTTAGTAGTATTAGAGTTGATGTATATGATTTAAACAATGCTCTAATAGGTACACAAGAATATGAATTACCAACTACAATTGAATTAGATTTTGATTTAGAACAAAAGCAAAATGATCCGATTGAACCAAAGGCTAAAAATCAAAACATAACATTAATTACAAATTATCTAAATACAAAATTAGATAATGAGTTAAGTGTAAAATTATTATCAGCAGATATACCAAGTGGTGTAATCCTAAAAAGTGGACAGGGGGTTGATATTTTGGCTGTTCCTGAAACTGATTACGGATTTACCATTGAGGTTCAGGGATTATCTACCTTTAAACTAAAAAATATTCGTTGGCAGTATGCAAATAAGTTTAACGAAAATAGTTTATTTAATGTAGAGGAATTTAAGATTATTTCAACTGATACTAAGGTAAATATTTCTAAGGATATATTTAACGATAATATTATATTATTAATAGAAGTTGAACCAAATGATGTAAATTATCCTAAATTAACTTTAACGGATAAAACTATAAATGTTGGTGTAGAAGAAACTATTTTAGGATCTAAAACTAGTACTAAATCAATTAGTATACCTGCAGGAATTACAAATACTGATTTTGTAAAGGTTATAACTCCATATACATCATTTAATTTACCAATTAATGCAACCACATTAGTTAATAAAGATATAGTATTAGACCTAAAAAAAGATTTTCAAAATAATGTAGGTTCATTTAAAGTAGTTTTAGTTCCATATAGTGAATTTTTCGGTGATGGACAAGTACAATCTATACAGGTAAACATTTCTCAATTAACGGATATTCCAATAATTGATACAATAGAATATCCTACTAGTGTTTTAATTCCAACATATACATTTGGTGATGTTAATTTTACGATATCATTTGAATCAGTAGTTGCAACATCCGTATTAGTATATCATTCAAAAGAGGATGATAATACACAACTTGGTAAGTTAAAAGGTAAAGATTCAATTTCTTTAAATTATAATACGATTAAGAAATTTAAAGTAGGTGATTCAATTGATTTACTTTTAGTACCATATAACAAAACAATAAAGGGAGAACCGGAAAGAATTTCAATTAAATTTGATGATTCTAATTTCTACGTTTCTACTCAAAATTTAAAAGATGAGTTGTTATTAGCAATATCATCTCAACTTAAAATTGAATTAAATAATAATACTTATTTAAATCATATTGCAACGTTTGATATAGATGACAAGCAAATTGTAGTATCTAATTGGGATGTTGATAATACTACATTTACTAAGTTTAAAACGGATGAGTTAGGTAACCAAATACCTGATGGTAATATAAATAAAAGTGTAGTAGTTAAGTTATATGAACCTTTACCGGCAAATATAAACAAAAACGATACACTATGGGTTTCAGAAATTAGTGCATTACCTATTTTACAATCGGTAATTCTAACAGGTACTCCTACTGATATTTGTGTTCCACTTCGTTCTCCTAATTTTAATGCAGATGTTGATTTTGTAAAGATGCAATCAACTGGAATGGGGAGTTATGATGATTTAATATTAAGTGGTTCAGCAACATCACAACAATTAGTTGAAAAATATTTAGCAGATAATTTTATTGATATTAAAGGAGTTAATATTGATTATTCTGATTTTTCTAATTTCGTAAAATATAGTAGTGCAATTGAAAGATTAGCAAATTTTAGATATAAAAAAGAATTAGTTGAGTTTTATGATAATAGAATAAATTTATTAACTAGTTTAACTGCTAGTGCAACAAAGGAAATTGAGTTAGATACAACAAAGATTAAAAAATCTAATCTAATAACAGGTTTTGATGGTTTTGAAAATTATTTAACACAAAGTGTATTTACATCATCATTTGTAACTCAATTTGATGAAAGAGGTAATATTTCAGTTCCTAATACATCTTCTATAAATTTATATGAAACCTACTACGATTTAGCAGATTCATATGATAAAAACAGTAACAATCTATTAAAAAACAACATACCATTACATATTGTAGAAGATAGTGAGAATTTAGATTTCTTATTATTTTTAGATATGATTGGTAATTATTTTGATATTATTTGGGCATATATTAAAGGAATTACGGAACAAAAAAATATATCAGAAGCAGCGTCAACAGGTATAAGTGATGACCTTTTATATGATTATTTAAAATCATTTGGATGGAATCCTAAAAACTTAAATTCAAATAAACAACTTTGGGATTATACATTTGGATTAAATGGTGATGGTGGATTAAATGAAGATCCTATTGAACAATACTTAGGTGGTAATACTGAAAGAATTACACCTGAACAAGCTACTAAGCAGATTTGGAGACGTATAGCAAATAACTTACCTTATTTATTAAAACATAAAGGAAGTGCTAGAGGTATTACTGCATTATTGACTTGTTATGGTATTCCTGCATCTAACTTATCTATTATGGAATTTGGTGGACCGAACATAGACACGGTTGAAGATGCACCTAAATTTGTATATAATAGTTTAACACATAATTTAGTATTTGATAATGTATCGGCTTCGTTAGATATACCATTCTTAGGAACACCTAAACCACAGGCTATTGAATTAAGATTAAAGCCTGAAAACTTTGAGAACTATACATTAGTAAGTGGTAGTGGATTTAGACTGGGTATTAGTGCAGATACATCTACTGCAACATTAGATAAATACGGATTTTTTACAATCAATGGAACTCAGGTAGGAACATCTTATCCGTTTTATGATGGCAATTATCATAGTGTATTATTTCAACAAAGTGGTTCTAATACTGCTAAATTATATGCAGCAACTAACTATAAAGATGATATAATACATAGTGGAGAGTGGACAGGTACAATTGTTAGTTCCAATTGGGAATCTGCAACTAAGTTTGAAATAACTAACTTTATCGGTAATATTGAAGAAGTTAGAGTTTGGAAAACTGCATTAAGTGAAAGTGTGTTTAATACACATGTTATTATGCCAGAAGCAGTAAATGGTAATGATGTTTACGCATCTACTACCGATTTATTATTAAGATTAGATTTTGAAAGGCCACAAAATGTAAACATTAATACTACAATTAATAACGTAGCACCATCAATAGAATATGTAAATGCGGTTAGTGCAAGTGGGTTTGTGGTTGATTCAACATATCCATATAATTACGAAACATACGAAAGAGAATTATCTTTAACAATTCCAAATAGTGGTGCAAGTAGGTATTATACAAATAAAGTAAGATTTGAGTCGCAAGAATTAGTAGCAAATTTATCACCAACTAAAAGAGCAACTAAAAAGGCATTTGAAACATCGGCAACGGATTCAAATAGAGTTGGTTTATTTTTCTCTCCTAATAAAGATTTAGATTTAGATATAGCAAAATCATTGGGTGGACAAAGTTTTGATGATTTCTTAGGTGATCCAATGTATGAATATGGATATACAAATTATCCTCAATTAGATTCATTAAGAAATTACTATTTTGAAAGAGTAGGTGAAAGAAATATTTATGAGTTTATTCGTTTAGTTAAATTCTATGATAAATCTTTATTTGTTAATCTTAGAGAAATGTTGCCGGCAAGAGCCGTAGTAACTACTGGTTTACTAATCGCTCCTCATATACTAGAAAGAAGTAAACATAAAATAAACAAACCAATTGCAGAATCGGAAACATTAGAAGGAGTTATTACTGAATCACAAATTACTGAGTTGGATGCTACATTTGATTCATATGATTCTACATTAATTGTAAATGAAACTGAGCAAATTATTGGAGATGTTTTAAGTATTGAAGTTGAATTAAATCAAGCAGATGAATATAATTTAGAAGGTGATGTTAATTCATTTGAATCTACAATTGGGTTTAACGCAGATGAAATTTCAGCTGGTGAGTATTTAACATACGATGGTATTATAGATGCTAACTTAAAAGAACCAACAATAACATCCGAATTAGATTTACTTCGTTCAGGACAAGTAGTTGGTATAGATAATTTTGAAAACTATGGATATGGGACTTATTTTTCTAATGGATATGGTAAATACATATATGAAGAAAATGGTAGTTTTAAATCAAAGGGTATAAGAGCATTTATAGTTACAAAAAAACGTAGTATTATTTCAACTGATTTTGATGAAAGGGGATATGAGTTTACATATGTAACATCATCTTACGATAAAGAATTAATTGTTCAAGATTTGCATCAAAGTGCAAGTGTAATCGGTGGAGATATTATTTCAGCCGTTACAGCAAGTGGTTATTTACGAACACATTATTCAGTTACAGGTGATAAACATTTAGGTTTACAAAATTCTTTTTACAAAGGTTCAAAACAAAATAGTTCTACTACGGTTGATGGAAAATCACCGGTTGAAACATTTGTAAGTAATCCTACTACATTAAGAATCTCACCACAAGGTAGAAGTAATAGTGAACCAATATTAGAAGTTGAATAAAAATAATGTAAAGAAAAAATATTTTATATATTTATAAAAGAATAATAAACAAACTATGGCATACTTAGATAACACAACAATTACAGTAGATGCAATTCTTACCAAAAAAGGTAGAGAAAAATTAGCAGCAGGTCAACCATTAAATATTACACAATTTGCATTGGGTGATGATGAGATTGATTACAACTTATATGATACAGCCCATCCAAAGGGTTCTGCATTTTATGATAAGGCAATTATTGCAACTCCTATTTTAGAAGCTTCTCCTGATGAAACTCAGGCGTTGAAATACAAATTAGTAACATTACCAAAAGGTACAACAAAATTACCGGTAGTTTCTATCAATGTATCAGCTATTTCAGCTAAAACAACTGGTGGAACTTTCCCTATTAACCCTTCTACATCTCCAGCAGGAAATAGAAATGGTGGATATACCGCAGTATTAGGTAATAAAAATGCAGGTACTATCGTTGGTGAAGGTTTAGCAAATATAACTACAACATCAACTACATTTACAAATAGTGTTACAGCAACTGCAGAAGTAGTAAAAGGAGTAACATTCTCATTTATTCCTAATAGTTCATTAACTTCAACATTAACAACAACATTGACTATATTTGGTAATGAAACTGGTGGTAGTATTACTATACCTGTAACAGTTACATATGTAGCATCATAAAATAATAATAAACGAATATGGCAACATTAGGTTCAAACACAGGAACACAGCTTACTAACGACTTAGCAAATTATCTTAATTTACAAAGACAAAATGCTAATGGAGTTTTAGATACAACACAAATAGCATCTATTATTAACAACTACCTTACAACGGGTGAAAAGTTAGTAATGGAAACTGGTGTTACTACAAATTCTGTGTATAAAACATTTAACACAACTGATATTGTACCGGCTAAAAACGAAATCGTAACAACTGGTTTATGGAGTAATGGTAGTGGTAGTATTGGTGGAACAGGTGTAGAGTTAGTAACTGGCTCAGATGCATCAGCAGCTGGTCAGAGTGGTTCTGCAACTGATGAGTATTACTACAATGTATACATCACAGGTTCTACCATTTCTGAATTTGCAGTAGCTTACGGTCATATTAGTGGTGCAGGTGCACAAACTTTAGATTTAGATGATAATGGAACATTGCCTACAAAAGCAACATACTTCCAATATAGATCACTATTAACAGATACAGATGAACCAAAATTCCGTTTTTATAGTGGTGATACACCTGATGGATATTCATCTGATGACTTTTATGCAATCAATGTTAGTAGAGCAAATTATAGAGAAAGAATTGATCCAGGTAACTGGGAGTTAGTATTGAGTGGTTCATTGGGTTCTATTAGATTAATAGATAATAGTGGTGAAAAATTCAATTTAACTAATGCTGGTACTAATGAATATAATATCGTAAGTGGTACATTGAATTTAGGTACAAATGATCCAGCTATTATTTCAACATACACATCATCTAATGGACAAGGTTTTGGTAAATTCTATCCTGATTATGGTATCTTTATACTAAACCCTTCAGCATTAAGTGCTAGTATTGGTAGTGAATTATCAGGTTCTACTACTACAACTTCTTATGAGTTTAAACATCAAAACATATTTAACGCAATTAAGGCAGGTAAAGATTTCCAAGCTCGTAGAATTGAAAATGTATCAACAGCACACTACTTTGTAAGAGTTAACAATAGAGAGTTTAACTTCTCAAATAATCCTACTTATGTAGATGCAACTGGTTCAATCACAGAACCTACATTCCAAGCAGACCCTATGACATTTATTACTACGGTTGGTTTGTACAATGATGCAAATGAGATGGTAGCAGTAGCTAAAACGTCTAGACCTATTGCTAAATCATTTAGTAAAGAATTATTATTAAAAGTTAAATTAGATTTCTAATTGTAACAAATAGATATAAAACAAACCCAATCCTAAAAAGGTTGGGTTTTTGTTTAATAAGATATTTATATTAAGATATGTTAAAACAAATCCCAAAATCAGATATTAATTTAAGACCTTTTAAGGTATATAAAACATTCCCACTTAGTCCGGATGCATTGGTATCTAGTGTAGCTATTAATCATAATAGTAGTAGTTCAAATCTTACTGATATTGAATTATCTGAGAATGGATTATATCATCAATTAAAAACGATGTATTATAATGGAGATAACGCATTAAATCCATTTTTATCTTATGGTGATTTTAAACCAATATACACTACAAATGATAACTCAAAACAAAGATTATTAAATGATAGGACATTAGTAGTAAAAATACCACAGGTAAAATATGGGGAAGGTATAAAGAAAAAATCATTAGAATTATTTTTAGAAAGTACGAATGAAACAATTGCAGATGATGGATTTGGTAATTTAAAATCAAATGGAAATTCTTATGAATTATTAGAATTTAATGTAGAAGAGGAAAAAATTATATTTTTAGATGTAAACGGAACTTCTTTTACATTAAATTTATGGGCTATTGAATCCGAATATAGTATTGATATGAATACTGGGGTTTTTTATTTTGAGAATGAAGGAAATTTACCGTTTACCAATTTGATAGTTGATGTTGAAAATAGAATACTTACATTTAATGGATTAATTACATCATTAGATAATTTAATTATACCAAATGTAGGAAATGTTTTTTATTCACACGGTATAATAACATTAACTAAAGAAACAGAAATAGGTGGGTTAAGAGAAAATGCATTTAGTGGGAGTAATTTTGATGGTTTTTATAAATCTACAATTACTATTTATGAAAATGAATTTTTATTAGTAGTAGGGGAAGATGAATTTAATGCTTCTACAAACCCGTCATCTTATACAGAAACCAATATAGAAACGGGTTCAATAAATACTACATTTGAAGGTGTGAGAAAGTGGAGAAATAGTGATAAATACCAAAAATCGGAGTTTGGTGTATACGAATATAGTTCATCGATAGATCCAACTGGTTCTTATTTAGCACCGTATATTACCACTATTGGTTTATATGATAATAATATGGATATGGTGGCAGTTGCTAAACTTGCAACACCTGTAAAATCAATGCCAGACCTTCCTGTAAATTTTTTAGTACGAATTGATACTTAACATATATTTATATTAAATAAAAGGATTTTAATATGGCAATCAACGGCGTAACAAACAAAGCTAGTATCTTAGATACATACAATAGTAATAAAGATTTTGGAGGTGCAAATAGTGCACAATCACCTGGATTTAATAGTGCAACTAAAGCAGGTGATACATACAATGGTAAAACACAATCTCCCATAACTACGGATTTTGTAAAAGGATCATGGCCGGAACAAGGTAATATAAAAGCTGGGGTAAATGCAGCAAAAGGATTTACTGCTAATGTAAAGAAAAATGCTCTTAAAAATAGTGAATTTACAATGGTAAAAGATGAAACAACTGTGGCAGATTTTGATCCATTGAATATGAATAATGATTATTTTGTTACTGGTCCTTCTGGAAAAACAAAAGTTACTGGATATAATCCAACTAAAAGATTTAATAAAGGGGCTCTTACAAATCCAGCTGGATAATGGCAAGAAAAAAAGTTACAAAAACAGGTTGGGTAGCAAAGAAGAATGGTTATAAAAGTGGATTAGAAGATACGGTTTCCCAACAAATCGAATCAATGGGTATTAAGGTAGAATACGAAACTGAAAAGGTTAATTATATTATACCTTCATCACCTCACACATATAGTCCTGATTTTAAATTACCTAATAATATTAGAGTAGAAACAAAAGGTAGATTTGTATTAGCTGATAGAAAGAAACATTTATTAGTTAAAGAACAGAATCCTACATTAGATATTCGTTTCGTATTTACCAATTCAAAGAACAAAATCAATAAGAAATCCAAAACTACTTACGCCGATTGGTGTGATAAACATGGATTTAAGTATGCCGATAAGGTGATACCAGACGAATGGTTCTCCGAATAATTTGGTAATTTCAACTATTTTCCGTATATTTGATATATGGAGATAATACAACTATTTGATAAGTACATCGGACCTAGCAAAGCTCTAAAGAAAAATGAGCATGCATATCATTGTCCTTTCTGTCATCATCACAAACCAAAGCTACAAATAAACGATAAGACTTATAAGTTCCATTGTTGGACTTGTAATGCCGGTGGTAATCTTATGTATTTAGGAAAGAGAATTGGAATTAGTGAGGTAGACCTAACGGATTTATATAGTAAATGTGGTATTAGTGATGAAGTTAGAAAAAAATTAACAGAGGATTGGAGTGGTTCTATTAAAGAATTATTAGATCAGATTAATAAAGAAATAGATGAAGATGAAGTAGAAAATACATCTCAATTATTTTTACCTGAAGAATTTAAATCTGCATTAGAATTAAGAATTGATAAGAAAAATCCAATTGAAGGACATGCTATAAAATATCTTAAAGATAGAGGTATAACAAAAAAACATATTATTAGATATAATATTGGATTTTGTCAAAAAGGGTTATATGCTGGTAGAGTTATTATTCCTTCATATGATAGTAAAAATCAATTGAATTATTTCATAGCAAGAAGTATTTTTCCTGATGAGAAACAAAAATATAAAAATCCACCTGTATCTAAGGATGTTATAGTTTTTGGTAATCAAATTGATTGGAAACAACCTATTATTTTATGTGAGGGTGTATTTGATGCAATTGCTCTGAAAAGAAATGCTATTCCATTATTAGGTAAATTCGTTCAAAAAACACTAATGGGAACATTAAAAAACACTAATCCAGAGGTGTATATTTGTTTAGATAACGATGCACAGGAGGACTCTTTAGTATTATATGATAAAATTAAATCATATGTAAAGTCGGTGAAAACCATTAAGTTAGAAAATGGTAAGGATGCGGGTGAAAATAACTTCCAAAATATTTTGAAATATCAGAAAAATTCCGTAACTTTAAGTTGGGAAACAGTATTAAGAGAAAGACTATTGACAATTAATAGTAGTTCAATATTAAAA